TAGTACATTCTATATTGAGACTTATCTCTAAGTATTACACTACTAAATTCATAAGTAATAGAGCTTGTTAGAATTTCATTTATAAGAGGCTGTATAGATTTACTAATAGTTCCAAGTTCAACGTCACCAATTCTAGCAGTACCTGCAATGGTTCTAAAACCATCAGGAGCTAAGAAGATCAAGTCACCTGCAAATTCCTGTATAGTTTTACCGTTTACACAACCTACGTTTTGAGTAACTGGTACAATAGTTACTGTAGAAGAGTTATTTATGTTCTGTAGTTTATAAATTGAGTTTCTACAAAATATAAATAATTCATCCCTGAAAGATTTAAGTCCTACTACTTGATCATCCAATACAATACTTCCTGATCCAGTACTTGTAAAATCATTTATGTCACTTGTGCCACTATAAAAGATAGTGTTCTTAGCTGTAGCTGCTCCTGCAACTACTAAATGTTTATCATGGATAACACAAAATTTAGGATAGTGCGTACCGCTTACTGTTATTTCTTCTGCAAAAAAAGTTCTAGTTGTTAGGCCTCCAGTACCTGTCATTTTAAATAAAAAAGGTTTACAACCTGAACCTTCATCAGTAACAATTACTTCACCATAATCTGTGTCACCTTCAAAGATTGCAAAGTGTCCTTTACCTTGTGAAGTTCTACTTAAAGTACTTCTTCCTGTAAAGGTACTATAGTTATCTCCACTACCAGAAACACTTGCTTTATTTATTTGTAACCAACTATCGCCATCTTGACTAAAAAATATATCAGTACTTGAAGTAGCTATAACACCATCTGCATAAACTTGCAGTCCTTTTATTTCATTAGAACTGCTAGGCCTTGTTCCATCTCCAAATTGTGTATAACCATTTATTCTTCTATATCCACCTTTATTAGATACTTCAAAGTTAGATAGTCTTGTAGCAACTCCAGGCTTTCCTAAAAGCTCCATTGTATTACTGGCTTTATCTAGCCCTCCTTGCATTGCTACTGAAAAAGGTTGAGATGCTGCCATTAGAAATAAATCCTGTCATCTGTCATGCTTTTAGGGGCAGGATTAATAAGATTAGATTTCATACGTTTCATACCTTTCTTATAATCATCTAATGCAAAAGCTGCTTGTTGTAAGTTTTCTTTAAACTGATGAACGTAGTATCTTGTTCTAGCCATGATTACAGAAGCATATTGATCTGGAAAGACTATAGTATCTCCATGAGCAGAAAGTTCTGTAGGTGCGTCATAAGCATAAAAATGTACGTTATATACTTTGTCTGGTATAGGACTAAGACCAAATTTTCTATGGTCTGGACTGCGGACAACAAATTGAGGCTCTCCATGATTTTGAGTATCTGCGTCATCTGCGTTTTCTTGATCTCTTAAATATCTTCTCCAATCTGTTAAAGATATAAATCTTAACCCTTTAGATACATAAGGTGCGGATTCTCCTGATACACTAATTGTAGTAATATAAAAATCATCCCAATCTATAGAAGCATAGTCTGTAGTAATACTAGAGCTTCCTGATTTAAGTGTGTACCATCTTGTTCCTGCTACGGTTGCTACAGTTACATTACCGTAAAAAGGATCTGTTCCTCCGCTAGCTGCTGTAGCAAAGAAAGGTAATTGGGGTTCTTCATTAGCTATATCATTTAACGCTCTATTAGTAGCTTCTTTAACAAAAGCTTGTATTCCTACAGCACTTCCAAAATTTGCAGAAGTTAATTGCACTTCATTTAATTCTCTAAGAACTTCATTAGTAAGTGTTAAATATGTTGTAGCCATTAGTTACCCTTTTTCTTTTTACCAAATATGCGATCATAATTATCTGCATATTTTTTCTTTGCTTCACCAGAATATGCGCTACCTAACAATCCTAAGACTCTAGTGCTTTTGGGCTTACTAGAGCCATTTAGGATCATAGGATTTTTTTCGTTACCTAACTGTGGCATTTTTAATCTGGGGTTGAGCCAAGATGTAAAAACTCTACTAAGTAAGTAACAGTTGTAGCGGCTGTTGCTAAGTTGTTTGCTAGAGGCTTAAGGCGAGCATGAAGTGTTCTAGCTGCGGCACTATACAACGTAGAGGCTATAACAATAGCTTCTGAAGTTGCAGGGCCTCCCACAACACCTGCTGTTACTCCTGTACCTACAAAAGCGTTAGCGGCATGTCCATGTGAGTCTTGGATAATATACAAGGGTGCGTTTGCTGTCCAAGTTACTGCTGATCCACCATCATCTAAGATAGCTTTTTCATCAATAATTTGACCACCACCTGCTGCAGTACCTAAATCAAAATCAACATCATCACCTGAAGCTCCTGCTGTAACAATGTTACCTGCAGGTATGGCAATAAGATTTCTTATAATAGTGTCAGCAGGCTGAGTAAATGAAACATCATAAGTAGCACTAGCAGTAACTGCAATAGTTCCTGTTGTAGCTGAAGTCCATGAAGTACAGATATTGTCAGCAATTTTCCCAACATCAACTGTTCTAGCTGAGTTGCGCCCTGTATCTCTTACTTTAAATACTGGGTTTGACATTTTGTGTCTCCTTTATCTTTAAAAGATAAGTTAATATTAATAAAATTTATACTCTAAAAAGTAGAAAAGGGAGGCTTTTACACCTCCCAAATCTGTTTAGTCAATACCGTAGAAAGCAGAAACTAATGCTTCACCGCGTAGTACTTTAGCTCCATATACATGAAGACCTCGCACTATATCGCCAAAGCTATCAGGATCACGCAATACTTCAGTACTTGTAATCGTCTGAGCAGTAGCTGTAGATGACATGTGGCCTGCGATACATTTGCCTGCAGCGTTAGTTGTGCTTGCAATGTTGTTAGACTTGTACATGCTGAATCCACGCAACTTACCAGAAGTTACTAGACCATTTCTTATAGAACCTTGTCCTGCATTATAATCAACAGACAAAAGTTTTGAAGATGAACTTGCAAGAACTTCATAGAAGTCAGGTGATGCTAAGAACCATCTTCCTTCTTCTGGTATGTTCTGCTCATCCATTAAACGTGCCATGTGTGATAGTACGTCAATAGGATCATGTTCACTTGATGCAAAACCTATGTCAAGATTACCAGTTCCATCAAATGTACCTGCCGCTAAATCAGTAGCGTTGTCAGAACCAAGAATATGGTTAGGACTTGAGGCAGAAACACCTGCGAACATAGTAGCAATAACACCTTCATCATAAGCATCTCTAAGAGCGTATGCTGCAGATGAGCTAGCTACTTCTTTAAAATTCACATGAGACATAGCTGTTTCAATGTCATCAACTTTGAATTTAAAAGCGTTAGCTGTATCAACTACAAGCGTTAACTCTTGATCAGTTAGTTTAGTGTCTGTAACATCTGCACCACGTTCATACTGGTATACAGTGATTTCAGGTTCTTTTATAATCTTTACAGAATCTCCATAAGCGGACAACTCACCTGCATAATCTGTGTTGGTGATCGCTTCTACAACCGAAGCCTTTCTAAAGAAGTTAAGAACCTTTTTAGAGTAGACTGAAGGAAGGAAAAACGAATTAGTCTGACCACTTACGGAGTTTGCAAAGTTAGCGTTAGTATCAGTACTTGGTTCAAAGAACTGATCTGATTGGTTATAAGCCATTTTACTTCTCCGTTATTTATCAAATTAAAAGTTATTATTTTACTACTCTGCCCTCATGAATTGCTTTTCCGATTTCTTCTTCATACTTGTCAAATTCAATAATAGACATTGCAGCGATTTCCCTTTCTGTCCAAATTTTATCTTGCTTTGGTTCAACTGCTGTTGTTTTAGTTGAAACCATATCAGCGGCAGATTTATTGGACTTCTTAGAAGAAGGCTTCTCAACTCTAGCAGAACTTTCTATTCCTACATCTCGCTTATATAAATCTAAAGCGCGACTTGCAAGATCTCCATCACTATTATTTTTATATATCCAATCTTGAATTGATTGAGGTTGTGACTTAGCCCATTGATGGAAATCATCACTTTCTCTAATGTCTTCAAAATCAGGATGATTATTCATCAACCTTTCATGTGCTTGTTTAGTAACTAACTCTGTTTCGCGTTCTTGCAAAGCTTTTAATTTTTCTTCTAAGACTTTCATCTGTTCAGAACTTTGCATGTGCGCTACAGTTTCAACTACACCCATCACATCTGGATACTCTTCTCTAAATTTAGCTAAGTCATCTGGAGACTTTGGAGCTACATATTCAGGCACATTTTTAGCTGCTTGCTCTAGTAGTTCTTGCTCTCTAGTTTTAAACTCATTAAGTTTAGAGTCATAGTGTTTTTTTAAAGAATCATATCTTTGTTTATAGTTATCAGTATTCTCTTCAGAAGACTTCTTACTACTCTTTCTAGTTTCTTTCTTTTTAGTCTCAACTTGAGGCTTTTCAAAAAAAGCACTATCCGCAGATACAAAATCTTGGGAGTCTCCTTTATGCCATTCTTTATTAGCGTTATAAGGATTAGCTTGTTCTTCTTTTTGTTGTGTTGCCATTTCTTCTCTCCTACTCAGGGCTTTCTAAACAAAGTAGCTGTAATGCGCATAACAGGGTTTGTTTTTGTAAAGGTAGCCTTTCGGTTTATGTTGTGACAGAGGGCTTAGTAACTAAGGTAGCTCTATCGTTTTTACTGCATGCGTGGATTAACAGATAACATACCTTTCCGAATTTCATCTTTAGCTATGTCTTGATCAACAGGTTTACCAAACTGGTCTACTTGTTGTTCTTCTACTTCACCACCTTCTTGCATATCTTGTCTTATAGCATCAGCTTCTTTTTCAGCATCTTCCATCATACTTTGTAATCTGTCCGCGCCTATCTGTTCTGTTGCTTTTGCTGTAAAGACAAACTCACCGTCAGATAACCTTGCAGGTATACTGTCGGAAACACCTGATCCTGGGCCGTCAACTGGCCCTGATCCTGCGAATTCTGTTGCTGTATCTAGAACTCTATCAAATAACATACTGAGTTCTGGATCAGCTTCTAATTTAGTCATTAATGTTTTTTCTTGTTCAGGATTTAAAGATTGCTCTATTATAAAGTCTAAGTAGCTTTCTTCCATTTGCTCATCAGGCATCATTACTGTTTCGCCACCTTCTTGATACCCCATTCTCGCTACAACTTCTGGAGCTTCTTTTCTCAATGCTTCAATACCTTTGCCCCCTTCTTTCATCTGCTTACGCTCATCTTTTTCTTTAGTAGCAGTTTCTTTCTCTAATTTAATAGGAGCTATAGATATTGCTATGCCTTCCATTTGTTCTTTCATTGAGCCATTCTGTTTCTTTTTTTTCTGCATTAGTTATTCTCTTTCATATTTTGATTAACTGATTGGGGCAGTTGGAGTAACCGTTCCAGTAAATTGATCCTCCCCTGACTGCGGAACATTTCCAATTCCAATGTTCCCACCGCCAGTACCTGTAACTCCAGGGTTTTGAGGTTGTTGAGGTATTCCTCCATTGGCAGCCATTGGGGGCTGTTCACCAAGGAGTTGAGCCTCTGTGCTTGCTTCTTGTCCATTATTTTGCATACCTATTATTTGAGCCATGATAGCTGCTTCTTCAGGATCATTGAGTATTTCATCAGGATCTAAATCTAAGCTATAGGCTAGTTCACTTATTAACTTAGAAATTTTAACAAAAGGAGCAATAGCAGGACTTTGTGCAGTTTGTAAGAACATAGTCAATCTTTGACTTCTTACTTCTTTTTGCATCAAACTACTTGTGCCTGTTGCTTTAACTTCAAGATCTCCTTCTACATCTAAAGATGCGTCAAGAAACTGCATGTTCCATTGAAA